ATTTTGTCGCATTGGCGGCAGTGGTACAGGCGGCAGCACTTGGCAGTATACTTCTACTGATGCTAAGGCTGTTATTGATAACGCAGATTATTTTCTTGCGGCCCTCAGTGAGTTAAGCATAGGTGATTTAATTATTTGTAAAGACACCACCAATGCTGCTGCACCAGTAGTGCATTTAACTTACATCAAGACTCAAACCGCTACAAGCATTACAGCGGCTGCGGGTATAGTAGTAACCGCGTAAAGTAAAAAAGCACAACGTCTGGGGGGTTCGCCCCCCTTTCTTTAAGGAGAGAAACATGCCAAAAGGTACAGGTACATACGGAAGCACTAAAGGCCGTCCACCAAAAAAAGTTAAAAAGCCAAAATAATAATCTGAGGTTTATATGGCAACAAAGATTGGGTTAATTTCTAACGCTTTAATTTTGATTGGTGATTTGCCAGTTACATCTTTAAGTGGAAACTCACGAGCAGAAACTGTTGCCAAAAACCTGTACGACAACATTGTCCAAATGGAACTTACCAAGCATCGGTGGGGATTTGCTAGGCGTAAAGCGCAGTTAGCATTAACTACAGAAACTCCAATTGGCACCGAATATCAAAACGTGTATCAGTTACCTACTGATATGCTTGTTCTTATTAAACTAGACCCGGCAATCCAATACAGGATATATGGTAATAAGGTGTATGCAAATACGTCTGGCCCTTTGTATTGTGACTACATTGCTAATGTGTCTGAAGGCGAGTGGCCTGTCTACTTTGCTAAAATGATTGAATACGCTTTGGCTATGGATTTTGCGCCTTCTATTAGAGACAGTGCAGCATCAGCCGAAGTTAATGCGGGTAAGTATATAAACGCCTCACGAATGGCACGATACACAGACTCCCAGCAATATCCTACCGAGCCGCTTAGAAGCCAACCCTTTATTAATGTGAGGCGCTAATGCCTAGATCAAGTTTTCTTCAAAGCAGTTTTGCTAGTGGCGAACTGTCTCCGTTATTAAAAGGCCGTACAGACCTAGAGCAATACTATGCTGGTCTAGCTACTGCTGAAAACGTGGTTATTGTTCCTCAAGGTGGAATGAAAAGACGGCCTGGAACCGAGCATATTGGCGATGCTATTAGAAACACTACGCATTACACATCAGGGTTTACGCTAACAGTTCCTAACGGTGGTACGTTGTCTCATGTAAATGATCTTAAAGATTCAACTAATAGTGTTACTACTGCTAGCATTGGGACTACTGGTGTAGGTGCTACAGAGTATATAGTTGCTCATTATGATCTAAGCACTCAAACTACTGGCGTTAGATTTGTAGATGTAAGGGGTATTAAATTATCTGTTGTTAATACAGACACAGCACAGTTTAAAATACAAATATCAAACAACAATTCTACTTGGGTAACATTGCATACTATTGCAGTAACTAGTTACCCGCAAAACATTCGGATTAGAAACAACGTAGTTTATTCTAGCCCTTACGTTAGGTTAGTAAGAACAGGTGATACTGGCGATCTAGGCACTCAAAAGCTGTCTATTTCTGATTTTAATACTTATCTAGAAACTGGCAGCGCATCTCCTGTTAAAACATTTGATTTTAGCATTGAGGACGATAGACGTTACTTAGTTGTTATTAGTCAGGGTAATGGTGCTTTCTATCGGATTCCTTACGAGGGCCAAGCAGGTACTACGTTTGTAGGTGACATTAGGCTTCCATACACTGCTGCTCAAGTAACTGGAGTGCGTGACGCTCAAACAGAAAATGTTATGCTATTGTTCCATGAGGAACATCCATCTAAACGAATTATCAATGACGGTGCTAATAACGCAAATTCTTTTGTTGTAGATAACATTCCATTCTTAAACGTCCCTCAGTACGATTATGATGATGCCAGCAGCCCTACACCTACTAATGATGTGCAAATTTTGACGTTTGGATCGCAATTTGTTGCAGGAGATACATATCAAATTGATGTAGAAGGCGTGTTAAGTAAAAGCATTACCTTTGCTGGTGACACTGGCGGTAATCAAGAATCATCTACAACTTTTAACTTACAAAAGAATCTACAAGAAATGCCTGTGTTTGGTGAGTCAGGTGTTGATGTAGCTAGAACTGGTGTTTTGCAATACACAATTACTATTAGTGGCGAGTCTACTAAAAACTTTGAAGTGTTTACTGGATTTCCTACTAGTGGTATTAGCCATGCAAACCAAAAAATCACGTTTGCTAAAACTCAAAATGGCTCCCCACGCAAAGAAGATGTTTGGAGTGCTACCCGTGGTTATCCTAAAATGGGCGCATTCCATGAAGGCCGCCTATGGTTAGGTGGTACTAGGTCTAAACCGCAAAGTTTATTTGCCTCTAAGTCTGGATCATTTTTTGATTACTTCTTTGAAGAAGGTTCTGATGATGAAGGTATGTTTATTACTATTACTGCTAGAAGTTTAACTGACATTGTAGATATTAACTCTGATCGCGGGTTACAGATATTTACTACTGGCGCTGAATTTCTTGTTAAAAACAACACTCCATCTACAGTGTCTATTGTTGCTCAGACTCAGCATGGTGCAGCAGACCTAGAAGCTCAGTCAGTAGATGGTGCTACTTTGTTTGTAGACCAGAACGGTAGAACGCTGAGACAGTATCTGTTTAATTTTAACGAGGATGCTTATACGTCTAATGACATATCAGTGTTGTCCTCTCAGCTTATTAATAACCCACAAGACATCTCTATATTGTCAGGTACTACTTCAGAAGATGCTAACTGGGTATTTATCATCAATCAGGACGGCACAGGAGCCGTTCTAAACACCGTTAGATCTCAGGACATCAATGGGTTCACTAAGTGGATTAATGGCGACACAGGCATCTCAGACAAGCTTAAACTGGCTTCTGTAACGTCAGTTAACAACGAGATGTATATTGTTAACAGTCGCGGTGGATTAACCCCCTGGTACTTTATTGAGCGGTGGAGTTTTGATCACCTAATGGATTCGTCTGTTAAGCTGTCTAATGTCACTACTAATGTAGTTAATTTGGGTACAGACCACCTAAATAATAAAGTTGTTAGTGTTCTAGCTAATGGAAACACATTACCTAAAAGACAAGTAGACCTTAACAACGGCACAATTACATTAACTAATGAAGAGCTTTCTGGGGGTGCATTAAATTTGGAGGTAGGGTATAACTTTGTACCTAAGATTGTGCCAATGCCGTTAAACACCAGTTCTCAAGCTAGTAGCCAAAACGCTATGCGAGAAAAGAAGATTACTCGTATGAACATTAGAGTGTATGAAAGTGCTAATGTGTATATTGATGACAATCCTGTCCCAGTAAGAGCATTTGGAGAGTCTGCTAATAGCCCTGTAGGCACCCCCTTTGAGATTAAAACTGGTATTATTCAGGATAACAATGGTGGTAACGGTTGGGGTGTAGACGTAGTTCCTGTAATTACTGTACCTGATGCCGCGCCATTCCATATTCAGGCTATTGAATACGAGGTAGAATCATCGTGAATCTAGCAGTTCAAGACAACATCTATAAGTTTCAGTCTATGCTTCAGTCTAGCGACACTATAGAATTAGCTGTAGAGCATCATTTTTCTGATGGCCTGTATGCTAGAGAATTGTTTATTCCTGCTGGTGTTTGCCTTGTAGGGGCTTTGCATAAGACTCGTCACATGTACATGGTGATGAAAGGTAAGTGCAAAGTATCAAGTCAGTTTGGTGAACAAGAAATTGAAGCGCCTTTTATTGGTGAAACAATACCGGGTACTAAACGCATTATCTATGCAGAAACTGATTGTGTCTGGGTAGGGTTTCATCCTACAGACCTTACAGACCCAGAAGAAATTGGTAAACAAATTTTAGAACCGGAGAAAGTTTAATGTGGGCAATCGTAGCGGCTATTGCTGTCTCCACTGTTACAACAGCAGTGGGACAGAGAAACGCTGGTAAAGCACAGCAAATAGAAATGAATCGAGCCGCAGAAGAGGAAAAGATTGCTGCCGAATCTCTTGAGCTACAGCGTAAACAAGAACTAAATAAAGTCTTAGCTGCTAACAATGCTGCTTTAGCTGCTGGCAATATAGGCATGGAAGGTACGCCTTCTAGTATTGCTTTAGCATCTGCTGAACAAGCTAGTCTTAGTGAAGGCATGGCTGGTCTAAGCTCTCGGTTAAAGCAAGCTCAGTTTAAACGCCAAGGAGCAACAGCAAAAAGTGCAGGTAATCTTTCTGCTGCTAGTACATTGCTGTCTGGTACTGCACAAATTGGACAAGCATACAATGCTGCTCAAGATCGAAAAGGATAAAGGGTAATAAAGATGGCACAAAAACCAATTGGCTTTTACGGTAAGTTTACCCCTACTAGCATAGACAATACTGTTGGCGATAGATTCAAAGCATTAGCAGGCTTATCTTCAGAGGTAGGCCAGCTTGCTGTGGGCATAGGTAAAGCTAAAGCGGCAGCAGACGCGCCAGAACAAGCAATTAAGGCAGCAGAAGCTTCTCGTCAAGTTGCTGATGATGGGACTATTACCTATTCATCTGTAGAAAAAAGAAGTCCATTGGCTTGGGGTTCTTCACAGTACAACAATACTGTTATTAACACTCAATTGTCTCAACGTAATGTTGACGCACGACAACGCATTACAGACCTTAAAACAACGTATAAAGATGACCCGGTTGCTTATCAAGCTGCTGCTGAAGAGTACCGCAAAGCTACTGTTAACAACGCTCCTATTGAACTGCAAGCACAGTTAAATGAAACTCTTTCAGGTCGTATTTTAAGTGGTCAATTAGCACTTAATCAGCAATTTGAAATTGATACGCACAATACAAATGTTACTACAATAAATAGTAATATTGATAACGGTGTCATTGCTGCTGAATCTTTAGCTAGAGAAGGAAATACACAAGCTGCTGAATCAGAAATTAAACTTATATATGCAGAAATAGATGCGCTAAAAGTAGCTGACTCAAAATATGATGCTGCTGGTGCAAAACGAAAAGTTAAAAATAGAATATACGAGCAAACTGAATTACACAAAATTGATAAGATTGCAAAAAATGACAGCATTGCCGCAGCTAATCAATATGTAGAAGACATGCAATCTAAACCATTGCCAGCAGGATACTCTCCAGATGATAGAAGAAACTTTAGCATTAAGGCTGCTCAAAATTTAACAAGGATGCAAAGCAGGTTAACAGCATCTAAACAAGTAGCTAGTGAAGAAGAGCTTGTTGTTATAGGCGACTATATGGCAGCGGTAGGTGCTGGCAAACAAGTGTCTGCCGAAGAGACGGCTTTAGTTGCTGGTCTAGTTAAAGGCACAAAGTTTGAAGATCAATTTAACATTGCTAATGACGTAAGTGTATTTTCTTTAAAAACTGCTGAAGAACGTGCAGAGTTATTAAGTGTTGCTTCTACTACTCTAGAAAATGTAGATGAGCTTATTGCCTTAGAAAGCGCAAACAGCGCAATTAATACAGCCGCTAGAAAAGATGGAATAACTTTAGCTACTCAACAAGGCATTATTTCTAAAGACGATACTGTTGAATTTAATCCTTTAATTTTAGGAGATGACCCAACAACTGACGACATAGATGAATATGCTGTTAATCAATCTGCTTTTCAAGCTCGTGTAACACAAGCCGCTGAAATGACAAAACACTATGGCGTTTCTGTTTCTCCGTTGACAGATCAAGAAGCTACAACTTTATCTAACGCAATAGGCGATATGACAACTACAGAGTTAACAGCATTATCTAATCTTTTTGGGCCTGGGTCTGCGGTATGGGGGCAGATTGCAGATAAAGATGAAGGTGTGTTTGCTCAAGCTGCTGCTGGCGGCAACCCTAATGTTATGAAAGCTATCTTTAAAGGAATGACTTTAAAAGCTAATGATTTAGCTCCTAAATTTTCTAAAGATGATAATACAAGAAGTATGGAGGTGTTTTCAAAAGCTGTAGGTGGTGTTGATATTGTTTATGGTGTTAATGATTATCGAGATACATTAGATGCTGTAACAATGCATTACTATGGGTCTGGCGGGACAGGAGAATTTGATGAATCAAAATGGAATCAATCTATACAGGCTGTTACTGGAGGTGTTGATACTGTAAGGGGTGTACCTACACAGTTAACTGCTGGTGTTGCAGCCACTGATTTAGATGAATACTTTAATTCCATGACTACAGATGAATTAACTACTATGGGCGTAGACGAAATAACCGCAAAAGGAGTTAGTTTTGGGTTTAACCGAGAAGGCTTTGGCGCTGGAATGAGAGTAGAGCCTGAAATGCGAACATTATATGACTACCCTGCAATAGACGCTGTAAAAGGTGGAAGAATAAAAGCTGTTGACGGCATAGGCAATTACCATGTTTATAAAACAGACGGCACTGTATTAACTACCAAAGATGGCAAAAAAGCAGTATTTAATGTAACTGCAAAAAAGATAAAAACTATGCGAGACGAGCAAAAACAAAAACAGTTAAGCTATCAAAGATTTCCTTACAAGACTGTTAATTAAGGATACATTTTATAATGCCTATATTGTCACCTACAGATAAACGTGAGTATGATCAAACTGCACCAACAGGCAAGTATTTAGTTGCGCCTGATTTTTCATCGACTGCTCTTTCTGCTTTTAACTTTGTAGTTGACGAAGGTATGTCTATTTCTAGTTTTTTAAATAGAGATGGTCATAATGAAAGAGATCGCCAAATTAAAAAAATGGGTAACGAAGGATTTAATTTTAAACCATACACTAGCGTTACTGGTGGCATTGATTATGACCGAGTGTCTTCTGATACAGGTTTAATTAAAAATAATTTAGAACTTTACAACGAACGTAATGAAATACTGAGAAAACGCAGAGAAGTAAACCAAGATGTAATAGAGCGCGGTAGTGGTCTAGCTCAGTTCTTAGGCAGCATGGCAGGATACATGCTTGATCCTATTAACGTAGCTACTCTACCTATAGGTCTAGGCACTGCATACAAAGGAATGAGCGTATTAAGCAATGCATTAATGACTGGGCGTAATGCTGCTGCTGTAGGCGTAGCTTCTGAGTTAGCTATTCAGCCACTAGTGTATCAACACAAACATGACATTCAATCCCCTTATGAGTTTCAAGATGCTTTGATTGCTGTTGGTAGTGTAGCTGTAGGTGCCAGCATTTTGGGTGGTGCTATGGGTGGCTTGTCTGGTTACTTTAGACGAGTTGCTGAAAAGTCTAAAGAGTTTGTATCATTAAGGCCAGCTTCTGATGCTATTAAATCAATAGATAAAAACTTATCCGTATTGAGCCAAGCTGAAAAACCTGACCTTGCAAGGATAATTGAACTAGAAGCTAGAAAAGAAAGTTTATTTAAAGCATCTGCTGTAGAAGCTAAGTTTGGCAAAACCATTGAAGAAGAATCATTAAACATAATACAAGACTTGGGCGATCAGTTAGCCGCACAAAAAGCTGAGTTAGGCCCAAGAATTGAAGATGATATTCTTGAAGCTTACGATGGATTTAAGCAGGGTGAATATGAAACTTTTTTTGCTGCAACTGCTGCTAGTGTTAAAAAATTAGAAAAAAGAATTGTAACAACTACTAAAGAAAATGTTACTTGGGCTAGAGACATTGCCGAATCTGGTGGTATAGATAAAAAACAAGCAATTGCCGAAGGGTTTGATCCTAAAGATTTAAACATAATGCCTGTTGTGGGTAAGCCTTTATTTCGTCTACAAGGCGGCATGAAGTTTGATATGTTGGCAGAACATTTTAGACAAAATGGTGGTGTATATGCAGATTTTCAAAAGCAAGACGCTATGGATATTACCAATGAAATTATTTTTGATCCTAAAAAGTTTTTAGACCCAGAAGTAGATGCTCGGATTGAAGCCATAAGAGTTGAAATTGAACACTTAAAAGCATTAGATAACGAAGTAGATTTTCAAGGTTACTACCAAAGAATTAGCCAAGAAAACATTAAAAAAGACATGGCTATTTTAGAAGCTAATCAAAAGTTTGCAGAGCAAATGGCTGGGCCAACTAAAACCTATGACGATTACATTGTAAATGATTTACCTGCTGCGCCTAAAGCTACTGTTACAGGGTTACAAAGAGAGCAGTTAGACAGTGAAGGTCTGGCAGCTAATTACGATAGAGATATGGCTGATTATGAGGCGTTAGGTCTTAAAGAAATGAATGTTGACGGTAAACTAGTTGACGCAAATAGTTATATGAAAACTTTTGACGATCAAGTTGAAGGTCTAGAATCAGTGAGGATATGTGCCATTGGCTAAGTCACCTAGAGAACAAGTAAGTTTAAATGCAGGTATAGAGTCATCTAACGCTGCTGTTACTTCTGGAGCTACTCAAGGTAGGTCTAAACAAGCTGGCTTAGATCTAGGCATAGAAAGCCTTGAATCTAAAAGTGTTAATCAAGCTAAAGCTAAAGAACCTAAAACTAAAAACCTTGATGCTGTACATAGTAATTACAGTAAATGTATTGATACAGCAGTACAAGCTGGCCGCATAACTACTAAGCTTGGGCAACAGATACTAGCAGAAGAAAGCCCAGAAGATGCTATTTCAAACCTTGTTAAAAATATTACAAGAGAAAAAAGAGAAGCTGCTATACAGGCTATTAGAATAGCAAAAGGCTTTGATGGCATATTAACCCACAAGTCAGGTAATGCTATGACAGGGTTAATGGCGTTTATGGTAAAAGACATTTCAGGCAAAGGTACTTACCAAAATGTAGACATGCTATCTGCGGTGTATACCAACAAATACAACGCTAAATTTGCTGAAACTTTATCTATTTTTAGAACTAGAATGTTTGGCTTATCTCAAGATGAAGATAGCTTAAAAGCTTTTATAGGCGCATTGTATGGTAAGCAGTCTAATAATGCTGACATCAATAAGGCAGCAAAAGATTGGCTAGAAATAGTTGATGATATGAATGCTGATTTTAATCGCAATGGCGGTAGCATTTCTAAGAATGAAAATTGGTTATTACCTCAATCGCATGATTTACGAAGAGTTAAAAAAGCAACATACTCAGTATGGAGAGCCAAATTAGACGGCAAACTAAATCGTGAGCTTATGGTTGACGATCAAGGCCGCCAGCTATCAGACGCAAATTTTGAAGCAGGTTTAAAAGAAGTCTATGAAAGCATTACTACTGGTGGGTTAAATAAAATTAAAGATTTTAGTGTCCCTAACATGGGTGCTAAGTTATCTAGAAAAGGTTCTGAGCAAAGATTTTTGTATTTTAAAGATGCTGAATCATGGATGGAATATCAAAATGAATTTGGCAAAGGTGACATCTTAACTACCTTAACAGATCATATTAGCGCCCGGAGTAACGACATAGCGTTAATGCAGATTTTTGGAACTAACCCTAAACAAACATACGAAATTCTTAAACGAGAAGCACAAAAAATACAAATTGAAAGAGGCAAGCCAGTTAAGGAAAAGAACTTAGCTACTGCTGATGCTGTATATAAAACTATTAGTGGCGACATTAACAACGGTCAATTAACAACATTAGCTGATGGCATGCAGTTTGTGCGTAACTTACAAGTTGCGTCTAAACTTAGTGGTGCAGCTTTAGCGTCTGTTACTGACATTGCTACTGTAGCTCTAACAGCTAATTACAACAATATGTCTGCTACTAAGGTATGGAAAAGACAGTTAAGTTTAATGAATCCTGCTAATGAAGCTGATCGCATTATGGCTGCTCAAATGGGTCTAATCTTTAACACTTGGATTGGTCGCGCCCATGCTGCTAACAGATTTTCAGATACTTACGGTACTGGAGCAAGTGCAAAGACAGCAGAAGCTGTGCTTAGATTTTCAGGTTTAGAATCTTGGACTGAATCAGGGCGTAAAGCATTTGGCATGGAGTATTCAGCATTACTGGCTAACAACTTTAATAAGCAGTTTGATGAACTTGATCCGTCTATGCGCAAGATATTTGAAAACTATCAAATTACTAAAGAAGATTGGGATGGGTTTAGGGTTTCAGACACTTTAGATTTGCAAGGTTCTAAATTTGCTGACCTTACAAAAGACAATAGCATGAAGTTTCACAGTATGATTCTGTCTGAGACTGACTACGCTGTACCTACTCCTGATGCAAGAGTAAGAGCTTTAGCTACAGGTGGTACTGAAAGAGGCACTGTTGCTGGTCAGGTTGCTCGTTCTGTAATGATGATTAAATCATTCCCTATTACTATGATGACAACGCATTTAATGCGAGGATTTACGCAACAATCTATGGGAGGGCGCATGGCTTATTTAGGTTCATTAGCCGTTAGCACTACATTGATGGGCGCATTTGCATTACAGATTAAAGACCTAGCTGCGGGCCGAGAGCCAAGACCTATGGATGAAAGCAAAGATTGGGCAACAGCGTTTGTACAAGGTGGTTCTGGAAGTTTATTTGCTGATTATATTATGTCTGATGTAAACAAATATGGTCGCGGATTTGTAGAAACTTTAATGGGGCCAATGGCTAGTTTAACTAATGATACCTTTAAGTTAACAATTGGTAACATTAGAGAGGCTGTATTAGGTGAAGAGACTAATGTACTAGGCGAAGCTGCTAAGTTTGTAAAAGATATTGCACCTGATCCGTGGCAAATACAGCTATTTACTAACTCTATGTTTGACAACATTAGGCTTATGGCTGATCCAGCGTATCAATCCAATTTAAACAGCATTAGAAGTAAACGACAGAAAGAATTTGGACAGGGTTATTGGTGGGCGCCAGGCGAGACTCCAGTAGAGGCTTTAACTGAATGATCTATAAACTCGAATGTAGTATAATTAGCACAATTATTGGGGTGCAGAAATGACAGTAACAGCAGCAACAACTAGGGATGACTTTATTGCCTCAAGTGGGCAGACAGTATTCCCGTATACGTTTACGGCTTTAGCTGAAGGCGATATAAAGGTATTGCAGAATGGCGTAGCTTTATCGCTGGGGTCTAAATACACCCTGAGTGGCATAGGTTCATACGGTGGTAATGTAACCTTAACTACAGGCGCTACTCTTAACGACAAGATATCTGTCTACTTAGATATGGATTTGGCGCGTACTACTAACTACCAGAACAGCGGTGACTTCCTAGCCCTAGACGTTAACGGGGACTTTGATGCACTGTGGTTAGCACTACAGCAGGGTATAACCAGCACAGATCGCTCTGTAAGGATGCCTAACGCTGATCCCAGCACAATCAATATGGTTCTACCAGTTGCTGCTACTCGCGCTAATAAGCTGCTTACATTCGATTCTGCTGGTGCTGTGTTTGTTAAGGACTATGTAGAGGGAGAACTAAAGACACTTGATGTTAATGTGTTTACAGGTAATGGCACAACTACTACCTTTACACTGACTAGCGCACCTACTAGCCCTAGCTTATTGCAGATTACCATTGACGGTATTATGCAGCAGGTATCGTCTTACACAGTATCGGGTAACAACCTAACCTTTTATGAAGCCCCTCCCCTGAATGCATCTGTTGAGACAAGAGCGTTGGTAGAGGGTGAAGTTAATGCTGCTGACACTACAGATTTAAATGTCTATTCCTTTACAGGTAATGGTGCTACTACAGCCTTCACTATGCCTGAAGCTGGCATTGAGAATAACGTATTTATATATATTGACGGTGTGTATCAGTCAAAGTCTACTTACTCCACATTAGGAAAGGTAGTTACCTTTAGTCAGGCTCCTCCTCTTAACTCTGCTATTGAGATGGTGTTAGCAGCGTTTATAGAAACCATAGTTAATGTGCCAGCAGACGGATCAGTAACTACTCCTAAACTTGCAAACCTTGCAGTAACTACGCCTAAACTTGCAGACCTTGCGGTAACTACAGCAAAGATAGCAAACCTTGCAGTAACTACAGCAAAGATAGCAAACCTAGCAATAACAGCAGCCAAGTTAGCTTCGGTTCCTATTTCAGTAGGCATAACTACTACGGTTACAGCTTCATCTTTAACGGCTACAGTAAACACTGCTGTTTATGTCAGCGCAGCAGGAAAAACTATT